CGCGAAAAAGTGAAGAGAAATGCGACTTCTTCACATTAATAACGAACCCGTAGAACTCACACATAAGGGAAAAGTACTCGAGACAGTTACAGGGAATGATAACATCATCCCCGTAAACCGAAATGTCGCCAAACTCCGCGTTGGAGTCCATACGACATACCTCTTCTCGACAGCATTCTGCTATCGCATAGAAGAGTAGTGACTCAAGCTGAAATGTAAACCCGTTCCCCATACTGGAGAACTTGTTCCACCTCAGCCAGGTCCCGTCTCGAAGGCCGTAGTGGCTTCGACAACTATCCATCACAGAGAACCATGTCGCGAGATTGTTCGTACGCCCGTCAGAAACTGATAGGTTTTCGAACAAGTCGCGGATGACCTCTGAGGAGATAGAATCGCTAGCAGATGACAGGTCAATGGTAGCGTTCACACCATCTTTCGATGCTGTTTGCGCCAACCGCTGATTCTGAGTCTGATAACGAAGGTCGATACCACACCGACGTAGACGTTTCCGAATCATCATGCCAACCGCCTTTTGGAACCAGAGATTAAATCCTGGCTCTACGGCGATGACACGATTAGCGGTAGCGTCTTTCGGCACAGTGACAAGCTTATTTCCAATCTCAAAGTGTGGAAAACCACCTTGAGATATGTGACCCATCCACAGAGGATAAACCTCCTTGAGTAGGTCAGAGGGAAGTAAGGCGTACAGATCACGTGTTATTCCAGTTTCGCACTGAAATTTGTTGGTAGCGCTGGCGTTTTCCATCTTTATAAGGGTGGTAGCACCAGGACCCCAATCGGCCATCTCAAAGAACTCCGAGAGATGAAACTCGCCTAAAATCCTGGATATTTTTCGCCCAACTGCTTGATGCAGTTGAACGGCGCGTCCCTTATATAGGGGATCGCGCTCCGGGCTTCTAAAACGAGCATTCGTACGCTTGCAAAGAGATTCGAATTTATCGAACTTCTCTAACGCCACCTTATCCAAATCGTAGCCCAAAGAAAGATCTTTGAACT